CCAAAATTTCTCAAACTTAGCCCACCAATATGGTGATGCTTTAAGCTTGAAAGAAGTATGGCGAACTGCGGAAGCAGCCTTGGTTCGCTTACAACTATGGCAAACACAGGCAGTAGTAAATAGGCAATGATCAAATAGAGGAAAACATTGTAATGCACCAGGCTTATCAGCATCACAAGGAAGAGTTTTAAAATTAAGATTCCAATCATCACTATTACGAACTTTCCATTTGGCGTCAAAAACTCCTCTGTTTTTCTCTATATCGAGGCGAGTTACATCCCGAACACAAACTGATTCTAATACAAACGGCCGTGATTTCACATTCAGTTTGCGTTTAATGCCTATCATAGTTATTCCAGCAGCAATTGCGGGTCCAACAAAATCATCTATTGCATGATTTAATGCTGCCCACTCACCATTATCACACCTAGCAAATAAACATCTTATCCAATTGCCTAGAATTCGGTAACCAAAGAACAAAAGCGCAAAAATCATTAACAACGCTACCCAATTTAAGCATTTATGAACACATAGCCATCTAATAGTGTTCATATAGGTTAGTTTTATTCCATCCATAGTATCTGCAGCCAATTGTTTAGCATGACTATAAAGATGATTCTGGCCTATATCAATTGACCAAACTGCACTAATAACATCACCAATTTGATATGCTTCACATAATTGGTGATAACGAATGATCTGCTCATACTTATCTTGAGTGTAAAATTCAGAAGTAGGATCATTCATAAGCAGTTCTACCTCATTAGTAACTTTCTTAAAACCCATGACTACATTTTGAGTCTTATTCATCAGCATAGTTCTACCAAGCACATATGTTAAATGGGATGCTGTAGCCGTCAAGGGTTTTAATTGGTATTTACAACCAAAAATATTTTCTCTCCATCTCAATAAGGTAACAGTTTTCTCTTTTGGATCATAAACTAACTTCTCGTTTCGGCTCTTAAAGTTTTCTATCACCATATCAAATAATCTAGCTGCTGAATCCTTTACAACATTAACAATAGGTTCAACATTCATTTCTATTCTCAAATCTCCAGGAGTTCTAGCATCTAATAGATTAATTTGGATATCAGGTTTAACAGGTAAGCGGAAGAAATTTGATCTAGCTGGGGCTCCATCGATTGGAGAAACGTTCTTCACATAAGAAATTGGATCGCGAATCTTAGTCATGCGACACAATCGAACTGGCACATCTCCATTCATGACAGAACTATGAGTATCAAACATAAGGAAATAGTTTGGATATCGACTTTTTACTACCCAACTATCCTTTCCATCGGTTTGAATTATATCATGGTGATACTCAATTGGATTACCTTTAACTTGTACAGTAATCTTACCATCCTTAGTATCAAATTTCCAAACGCCTTCATCATCAACGTATCTACCACTGTTAACACCATTAGCAACATTATAATCATAATCGTTGAAGGCAAATAGAACCTGAGCATTATCTTCTATCAAGCGAAATTCGTGTTCCTCTAATACACCATCATAATAAACTGCATCAGAACTAATCGAATAATCAAGATTTCTATTACACTCCCGGCATCGCATCATCTGATATTGATGTCTTCCATTCCAAACCAAATTAGTATCCGGATCAACACCAGTATGTAATATGCGTGCAGAGCCTAAACATTCACACCAATTC